AAGCTCCAGCGGAAGTGACAGTTAACACGCCTAACTCTATGGCTCCAGACAAGCCCGTAGAAGCACCTAAAGAAGGTAATCCGTCCGAGCGTGGTGAACCTGACATGATGATGGGTTCAGTGAAACGGTACGATAGTTAATGGCTACTATTAACATGGAAGCACAGGAGACTGGTGGGGAAACCCCTGCCACTCCTGAAGCTTCACAGCGACCAGAGAATGTACCTGAAAAGTTCTGGGATGCAGAGAAAGGTGAAGTAAACACCAAAGCACTCGTAGCGTCCTACACAGAACTGGAACGTAAAAATAGTTCACAGGAACCGAGTGATACACAAGAGAGCACCAATGAGAGTGAGTCGGGTGAGTCAAATGACTCGTCTGAGGCTTTCTCGGTTCCTGGCGTTCCGGCTGAGTCTGTAGATCGTTTCACGCAAGAGATCACTGAAGGTGGTACGCTGAGTGATGAATCCTATGCAGAGCTAGAGCAAGCAGGCTACACCCGTGAAATGGTGGATGCCTACGTTCGTGGTTTAACACCAGTTGACGAAGGTGTGTACGAACAGTTAGCTCAAGTTGAAATTGACAACATCAAGAAGTCAGTATTCGGTGATGCTGAAGATGTCGATGGTTCCTTCAATAGTATGCAAGAGTGGGCTAAGAGTGGACTCACTGAAGACGAGCTTACCCGCTACAACGATATGGTTACTTCAGGCGACACCATGCAGGCACAAATGGCTGTCCAATGGTTACACGGAAAGTACACTGGAGCTGAAGGCAAGGAGCCTAGCTTGATTGGTGGTAATGATGGAGCACCAGTAGCTTCAGGTTTCCAATCATGGCAACAGGTTACTACTGCTATGAACGATCCTCGTTACCAGAGTGATCCAGCGTACAGGGATGAAGTGACACGGAAGTTAGCTGCATCTGAGCTGAAGTAGCATGTGGAGTACATTGACTGGTCTTTTCGGTAGCAGCAAAACCACCGAGAAGATCGTTGATGGGGTTGTGGATGGACTGGATGCCTTAGTCTTCACGGATGAAGAACGCTCCGCAGCCAACATGAAGGTACTTGAGTTTAAACTTAAGTATGCAGCAACCACACAAGGGCAGAACGTAGCAAGGCGTATCATCGCTTGTGGTATCACGCTCATGTGGATTCTTGTTGGACTAATGTACCTCGCACTTGTACTTCTAGGTAAACCAGACATGGCTAAGGCTGTGTATGATTTCCTCAAGGATGTCGTTATGACTCCCTTCAGTATCATCTTAGGTTTCTACTTCTTGACGCATTTAGTCTCCAGAGGTAAGACCTAACATAATAACGATCCCAGCAATTCCTCTCCTTGAAACATAGTGATGAAGCTAGCGCGAAATGACGTGTGAGGGTTATGGACGCATAGCCGTAGGGACTTATGGGTGGAGAACCCCAAGCCAAGGTAGCGGCAACAATCGGAGAAGGAGGGGATGGTTGACACATAGGAACTGCCTCCCCTCTTATCCTTTCATTAAGTAGAACCATATCACCTCTCATTAGAGGGGTATGAGAAAGTCAAAACTGAGAACACCTCACCTAACCTTAGCCCTCTGCGGAGGATAACTTTGCGTGATCGTGTTGATAGTTCAAGGGAAACAACTTTCAGAAACTACTCAATAAAGGATTGACTAAAAATGCCTACTCCAACTTCTCCCGGTCAGATCAACGGTCTGGGCGGTACTTATCTAAATGATAACGCTTTATTCTTAAAACAGTTCGCAGGTGAAGTTCTAACTACCTTCGAGCGCGTAAACGTAATGAAGGACAAGCACATGACCCGTGCTATCTCGCAGGGTAAATCTGCCTCCTTCCCAGTATCCGGCCAGACTGGCGCTGGTTATCACGTTCCTGGCACTACTCTGACTGGTACTCAGTCTGTACTGCATAACGAACGTATCATCAACATTGATGACTTCCTAGTGTCTGACATCTTCGTAGCTCAGGTTGATGAACTGAAGAACCACTATGACGTGCGTTCTATCTACACAACTGAAATGGGTCGCGCACTAGCGAAAGCCTACGACCAGAAAGTACAACAGGTCGTAGCTCTTGCTGCACGTTCTGCTTCTCCTATCACTGGCAACCCTGGTGGTTCTGTGTTGGTAAACGCCGCTGCTGCCACTGATGGTATTCAGCTAGCTGGTACTATCTTCTCAGGTGCTCAGACTTTCGATGAGAAAGATGTCCCTGAAGACGACCGTTACGTTAACGTTAAACCTGCACAGTATTACTTGCTAGCTCAGACTACCGATGTCATCAACAAAGACTGGGGTGGTTCTGGTGTGTACGCTGAAGGTGAAGTATTGAAGGTTGCTGGTATTCACATTGTGAAATCTAACAACGTTCCTACTGGTGTCATCGCAGCCGTGCCTGGTGAGAACAACACTTACGCTGGTACATTCACTAACACTGTTGCTGTTATGTATCAGAAAGGCGCTGTTGGTACAGTATCTTTGATGGACTTGTCCACTTCAATGACTGATCCAAACGGTGACTATTACACTCAGAACTTGGGTACTTTGATTCACGCTAAGTATCTGCAAGGTCATGGTGTACTACGCGCTGAGTGTGCAATCGAAATCGCTACTGCTTAATTGTAAGTAGCAACTCAGTTTAACTACTGAAAACTCTAAGGGGAGCCTCATGTTATGTGGGGTTCCCCTTTTTTGTTTCAAATAAAAATAATTCAAGGAGGTTCAAATGCCCGTTCTTACACAGCTTACGGAACTTAGTGCTGTAAACCTTATGCTCCGAGGGATCGGGGAAGCACCTATCAGTTCGCTGGTTGGTAACAACATGGTCGATGTCTCGATTGCCCGTGATGTCTTACTTCAGACCAGCATGCGTGTACAAGCGCAGGGATGGTGGTTTAACACTGAGAAAGACTACCCGCTTGCAAGGGATGCTTCAGGGTTCATCAACATTCCAACTAATGTTTCACGTATCGACACTAACTTTATTAACCACCCTCTCATTGATCCGGTTCAACGTGGCACACGTATGTACGACATGAAGAACCACACTTACGTATTCACTCAAGATTTACTGGTAGATGTACAATGGATATTCCCTTATGAAGAACTACCAGAATCCGCTCGTGAATACATCGCTGTACGTGCAGCCCGTATCTTTGCAAGGGATATGATTGGTTCCGAGACAGCCGATACTCTATCACGAGATCAGGAATACGAAGCTCTAGCTCACCTTCAGGCAGCCGAGAATGAGAACTTAGATTTCACTATCTTCGGTACTGCTGATTCCCTGGCTGCGGTATTACGTTAATGGCTTTAATTAGTCATACCATACCCAACTTAATTAACGGGGTATCACAACAGCCAGACGCTAGTAGGCTCTCGTCCCAATGCCAGTTCGCCTTGAACTGTCACATGAGCGTTGTGGAGGGTTTACGCAAGCGTTCACCTATAGAACACGTGGCTAAACTAATGAACACACTACCAGGGAACGCTAAGGTGCATGTGGTGGACAGGGACGCTACTGAGCAATACACAGTGTTCATATCTAACGGTGCTATTCAAGTGTTTGACATGCAGGGCTTACCTCAGACAGTTAACGTCTTGAACACAGGTGCGGCGTACTTGAGCACTCTGACCCCTAACACATCTATCAAGATGACAACCATCGCTGATTATACCTTCGTTGTTAATCGTGAGAAGGTCACAGCAATGCTCCCAGCTCTGACCCCTAATCGGGGGTTTGAAGCTCTAGTGCATGTTAGGCAAGGTAACTACGCTCAGGACTACCAAGTGTTGATTAACGGTGTTGTGCAGGCAACGTACACCACAAGTGCTACCGATAAGAACACCATTAAAACAAACGCCATCGCTACGCAGCTCTCCACGCAGCTTACTGCTAACTTAGGTGCTGGGTGGACGATAACTTTATCAGGAAACACACTGCACATTAAGATGGTAGCAGGTACAGACTTCACTATCTCTACCTTGGACTCTTTTGGTGGACAGGCGTTACTTGCAGTGAAAGGCTCAGTGCAGAACTTCAGCGACTTACCTACTATAGCTCCTGATGGTTTCGTCATAGAAGTAGCGGGTGATGCAAACACGCAGTTTGACAACTACTTCGTTAAGTTCAAATCTAACGCTGTTGGTCTGTTCGATAAGGGTGTGTGGGAAGAAACGGTGAAACAAGGTGTTCCTTTCCAACTAGACCCAGCAACCATGCCGCACACTTTAATACGCAACGCAGACGGTACGTTTACTTTCGATCAAGCTGTGTGGGGTGACAGGGCTGTAGGTGACGAAGCCAGTGCTCAAACACCTTCATTCGTTGGGAACACAATAGCTAACATAGTGTTCTTCAAAGACAGACTAGGGTTCCTCTCAGGGTCTAACTTAAGTTTCTCTGAGGCTGGTTTCTACTTCAACCACTTCCCTACCACAGTAACGACCTTACTGGATAGTGACAGGATTGATGTGCAATCGCCTAACCCTCGTGTGACTAACTTCTTCTCAGCGGAAGCCTTCAACGAACAGTTGCTTCTGTTCTCTGACAAGGCTCAGTTCATCATCCCTGGGGATGTACCACTAACACCCTCAACAATCGTCATTAACCAAACCACTGCTGTACTAGCGTCCACTACGGCTGACCCTGTAGGGATTGGCAACAACGTGTACTTCGCTGTTCCTCGTGGTGGTTTCTCAGGTGTGCATGAGTTCTATGTAGCGTCAAACATAATGAACACTAATGGTACTTCAGACATCACTGCTCATGTACCTAAGTTCATCCACGGTAACATCACTGAGATCGCTGCGGCAACTAATGCTGATATGCTGATATTCCTTCAGGATAGCGAGCCTAACACCTTCTACCCTTACAAGTTCTACTGGTCAGGACAGGAGAAACTCCAAAGTTCGTGGTCTGAGTGGGCTGTTGATCCTACAGGTACTATCCTCTCAGCCTCGTTCATTAACACTACGTTGTATCTGGTAATCCAGTATGCAGACGGTGTTTACCTAGAACGTATGCGGGTGGAGGACGGTGTTGTTGATGCATGGACTGACCTCCACGATCCGGCTGGTCTAGGTTATTCAACACACTTGGACAGGCGCATCACTGAAGCACGCTGTACGTCTGTTGTGTACGATCCTATCACGAATCAGACTACGTTCACCCTGCCGTACAACTGTACTGGGACAATGAATATAGTTACACGTGCTCTTGATCCAGCGACTAATCCCACCAACGTACCTGGTGTACTGGTTCCTGTGGTAACACAAGGCGTGAACACTTTGGTGGTTAATGGTGACTACTCCCTGACTCCAGTGTGGGTAGGACAGACCTACACTATGCGTTATGACTTCAGTAAGCAGGTGATGAAGGAACAAGCGTTGGGAGGTGGTCAAGCCACGACAAACGCAGGGAGACTCCAGTTACGCACAATGCAACTATCGCACACACGTAGCGGATACTTCCGTTGTGAAGTCACCCCTGAGTTCCGAACACCTAATGTCTATACATTCACAGGTAAGGTGCTCGGTGCAGGCTGGAGCCTTGTAGGACAAGTGAATCTAGGTACAGGTGATTTCAGGTTCCCACTGATGTCGCGTAATGATCGCGTCAGTATGTCCATAGTGAACGATAGTTACCTACCGTGCAGCTTTCAGTCTGCCGAGTGGGAAGCTCAGTACCACATTAGGTCTAAACGTGCGTAACGCAAGGTCATTATATACACGACCTTCGATAGCTTCAGATGTAGAAATAGTCGCCCCTCTCCTACGGGGGGCTGACTTACGTGAACTTAAAGCAGCTTCAGGTAGGGATGCATACACAGTGTTGATTGGCGGATTACGCTTCTCTCGGCCTGGGATGACTACATGTATGCCTGATGGTACACCTTTTATGATGTCTGGAGTTGTGCCTGCTAATGAAGGAGCAGGTGCCGTATGGATGTTATCAACAGACGCAATAGAGGATTACGCAGTGTCTTTCTTAAGGCAGTGTAAAGGGGTTCTCGCAGAATGGAACAGAATTTACCCAGTCCTGTTCAACTACGTGGATGCCAGGAATGAGCTGCACGTTAAATGGCTCAAGTGGATGGGCTTTACCTTTATCAAACGTCACGAACACTTTGGTGTAGAAGGCGTACCATTTTATGAATTTGTGAGGATAAACAATAATGTGTGAACCAGTGACAATAGCAATGGGCATCGCCGCCGCAGAACAGGCAGTGCAGATGTATGGGAAAGCTAGACAGGCAAAAGACAGTCAAGTAGCTGCTAATCAGCTTGCAGTCACAACAGCCAACAACGCGAATGCAGCTGCAAGAAGCGACTATCAACAACTTGCGCTTAACGATTTACAAGCCAGCGCACAGACATCGCAGGCTATACAGGATAACAACATACAAGCTGCACAAGCAACAGCATCCGCTCGCGTAGCTGCGGGTGAGTCAGGTGTAGCAGGTCTGTCAGTAGATGCGCTATTAGCAGACCTTGGTGGACAAGCAGGAGCCAATAATAACAACCTGCTCTACAACAACAGTCTGGACAGGCAGCAGAATAACCTACAACGCACAGCGTCACATAATCGCGCAGCCAGTAGGATCAACACCAGTCAGGCTAAGCGTTATCGCGGCGTAGGGGCTGCTGATTATATAGGTAGCGCGCTTAGCGTTGGAAGTGCAGGTTTCGATGCATATAAGGCAAATGGCAATAAGTTTGGATGGAAATAAGGTTGGATTCTAGGAGGTTAAACATTTAATGAAAAGACAGAAACCGCAGAGACTAGGAACAGTCCAGAAGAAAGTGGTCGCAGCTCCTATAGATACCTTCGTTACACCAGTGACACCTCAAGTAAGAGACTCGTCAGGTTTAGATAAACTAGCTGAGGGGCTGTCTGGTATCTCTAAGGAAGTAGGTGCGTACTATATAGAGAA